AGTGCACAATTTATTGACAGAAGTTTGGTAGCCGCGGCAAAATCTGGAGCTGGCTGGTTTGTACCGCTGGATCAGTCTAATTTCGATCAAAACCAATCGAAGCGGACTGTCTTGACCGTACTCCGTGCTATTCTGGATGTTTGTTGTTCACAAGGTGATCTGAAGGTGGTGGGTGAAGCCTTATGGCGTTCACTCTGTTTGGGTGCTGAAGTTAGGTGTGGTACTGTAAGGTTCCCGTGGGTGCATGGTATGCCATCTGGGTGGCGATGGACTGCCCTGCTCGACACGATGTTGAATATAACATCGTTTAGAGTGGTGTGTAGGATCGTCGGTATCCTGGATGGTGTGTCAGTTCCATATTCGAACCTTGCTGTCCAGGGGGATGATGTGATCTTCACGCTTCCTACACTGCGTCATGTTCCTCGTATCATGTCTGTGTATGAAGACTTAGGTTATGAAATCAATGCACACAAAACCTTCTTATCGCGTTCGAGAGGTGAATTCTTACGGCGTTTGTACACTCCAGGCGGTGTCTTCGGATACTTGTCGAGGAGTTTTCTCAGTATTCGTTTCCGCAATCCCATCACAATGTTACCTCGCACGTTGGACCTCAGAGTTAGATCTAGGGTTACCAACTGGCAATTGGTGGCTATGCGTGGTGGACTGTCATCTGTGGTTGCAGAAATGATGTTGGAAGACTGTGTACAAGCTGGCGGTCTGAAAGAACAAGTAGCTGATTTTCTGGTTACACCGTCGGCAGTGGGCGGGGTCGGTATATCTACATCTTGTGTGTTGGGCGCAACTATAGCTACACACGGTACCGGCAATTGGGTATCTCCTGTCACAAAAGTCAAGCAGTATGGAAATGTAAAGCCACACTTAGGTAAATGGCTCGAACGTCTGGTCAACTTAGGCCTTGGTGATCATGAATATCGTGGAAACATAGATGCGCTCATAGCTGAGAGCTGGGGTATAGATGCACACCTATTGAGAAAGAAGGTAGAATTAACGTGGAACATTGTCCCGCGCCTTTCGCCTATCACTCCGGGTGGACACTTGCCTCCACTCCCACGCCCTGAGTCCTTATGGGACCTAGATGACATACCCAAGGTATTGAGGGGACTGGTCCAACGTATCGAGGTTAGAAAGAAATTGTTTAGGAGAATGGAGTTATGGACACGCGCGTTCATACTCGAATGGCAGAAGAGAATGTCGACTCAGGTATTCTCAAGTTACTTGCTGGGTAACTATTCTACACCTGTACCAACTTTAGATCGTATCCTTCCTAAATATCTTATCCCATACTCTAGCAGTGCTGATGAGATGTTGAGAAAGGTGTTGGCGAACCGAGGGTCCTCAGCCCTCGGGGTGATGGGTGGTGCACTCTGGATAGAGAATTGGCTCGCTGATCTGGCTTCCAGGTCATCGGTCGATATCATTTGGGGTGCATAATGTGTTGAGGGGCGGATATGCAGGCTCGTAAGAGTTTGTGTACCTTCTTTTATAGAGGAAGTCAGGG